CACAGACCTCGATAAATGCTTCACAAGGGCCGGTGGAGGTGCCGACGATGAGCTGGGCGGTGGTAGAGACGGCGCCGATCCAGCTTACGTCGTGAGGTTCTGAGCAGGCACAGATCCCCGCAGGGGCGGTGGATAGTACGCGCATCCCCTTCACTTGCAGGAGTCGAATAAGATCAATGAATCCCTGAGTCGAGAAGTTTTGAAACTGGCCAGAAAGCGGTGGCGAATTGATGACGACGGCATCGAACTTTTCCACGTTTTCTGTGAGGGCTGGATAATCAAAAAGCAGATCGTCCACGGTGGTGATCGGATTTTTTACCCCCATCCTGCTTGAAAGTTCCGCAAACCAATCGAGGTGAAACTCGGCAAAGTTTAATTTATTGGGATGACGCTCCCAGTGGCCGCCTGCATTACGCCAAGAATCGATGCTCTCGGCGGGCGCCTCGCTAATCGGGCGTATGAAAATACGTTCTGTGCGCAGTGGATCTAGCTCCTCCACTTTGCAATACCCCGAATTGTAGTAGTGGGTGATCTCTAGTTCTGGATTTGCCAGGCTAAGACGGCGCAGGAAGTTTAACTGGACAAGATTATCCCCAAGACGCAGGCCGTTGTGGGTGTGGATCACGGGTTACGCTCCTTGAATATCTTTTCGCCGAGGACGTAGTTTTCTTGTGCGTTATGCTTTTTAAACTCCGCGTCCTGCACCGCACCTGTGAAGAGTGGATTATTGTGGGTGAAGACGACGTCCTTAGCCTGGACTATGACCCCGTCTTTGATTGCTCTGTGGCTAAACTCGTTATCGCTAAAGATGCCAGAGCAGGCGTCGTATTCTTGCGCAAAAAGTGAGCTCTGCTGGATTAGCCGAGCTTTTGTTAAAATGGCCATACAAAGGAGTTCGTCGGTGCGGTGCCCGTCGGAGATCGCCAAGACTTTGGGCTTACTGAGATCGCCCAGGCGTTCGGTAATAATGGTGTCCCAAGCGAGAGGTGGGTCCCAATCGTCACTAGCTTGGATAAGAATTTCCCCTTGGGCTTTGTCGGCTGCGCGGTTCCAAGCGGCCACGCAGTTGCCATCGCCCATGATTGGATTCCACGGTTTGAGGACGGCGGCGGTGGTGTCGTCGTTATCGCAAGCAAAAAGCCACTCTATGTTCTGTGGGTTGGATGCTTTTTTTGTCCAGAGGACGCGGGCGTTAATCGCTTCTTGTGGGCGGCCGCGGGTGGCGTGAAGGATGGAAATTTTAACGGGGCAGTGCTTACGCCAGGAGTTTGTGATCTTCTCCACTTCGGCCATATCGCCTGCCATGCGGGCGGCCGCGATGTAGAGGTCGATGCACTCAAAGTCGTAGATGGAGCGCTGGGCGTTCCAGATTGTGATACCGGGATCGGGCTGGACCATGGCCGCCTTTAACATGTAGTAAACGGCGCCCCACCTGCCCACGGATGCTTCCTCGCGAGCCATGTAGTACAGCGCCTCACGGCGGCCGGGCTGAAGCTGGTGGGCTTCAGCGTAAAGTTTCATGCGTGTATCACGATCGGGGTGGGCGGCCGCGTAGTTGCACATAGCCTCGTACTGCAGGGTGGGCTCTTGGCCGGGCCAGTAGGCGGCGACGCGGGACCAGACGCCGCTTTCGTTCCGCTTGTTCCCTAAGAATAGCTCTTGTTGATAATAATAAGCATACTTCCCGGCTTGGCCGAGCTCACTGCCAAGGATGCGGAGGTTACGGTCTGCGCTGTTGGGCTTGTACCCGCCGCAATGGTGTTCGCACCAGACGTTTTTCTCTCCAATGGATTTGTAGCCAGCGATGGGCAGGAGTGCTTCATGGACGGCGTAGTGCCAAGTGCCGGACCAGCCGCCACCCGGCAATCTTCGGACCATCCTTTCCCTAACCGGGTTTAATTTGGCGTTTAAAACGGCGTAGACGCCCGCGTATATCCCGAGGGCTGAATCTGCTTGGAACGCTTCCACGGCCCTTGTGAAGCATTTATCGAGGTCTGTGGCGGGTAAATCGTCGCAATCGAACCAAACTGCGTAGTCGCCGGTGCACGCATTGAGTGCGCAGTTACGAGCGTGGGCAAAGTTATCGACGTGGGGCCAATCCGCGCCGGTGGCGGAGTTGTGGTAGGTGATGACGGTGGCGCCTGCTTTCTCAGCAATCTCACGGGTACCGTCGTCCGGCCGGTTACCTTGGGCGAGTGCGACTATGATTTCACTACAGAAAGGACGGAAGGCGGCCAAGGCACGACCTATAAACTGGGCCTCATGGCCTGCGATAAAGTAGATTGATATTTTAGGAGGATTTCGGGGTGCCATAACGAGTCTACTTTTCTCTAAGGCCGAGGAGGTAGGAGCCGACTGAGGTGTCGATGGTGACGATGCGGTACGAGACAGAGTTCGCCACCAGGACAGAGCCGATGGTGGGGGCGGTGGCTAGTGAAGAGATGTCGATGGTGAAGGTGCTATTCAGATCCAGATCAAATCCGCCTAGCTCGACGTTCTCCTTGCGGGTGATGGTGGAAAGGATGCCGGTGACGGCGGTAGATCCGATGGTGACGGTGGTGCCTGTTTGCCCGTGCAAAACGGCGAGCGATTCTTTGAGGGCTTCGGTAAATTCAGACATGAATTGAGGATTTCTTTAGGTGGAAGGGGCGGTGATCCGAGTGGACCACCGCCCGTTCCGAGTGACTTAGGCTCCGTTGATACGTACGAGACTGTTGGGCTCTCCGGCTTTCACGCCGTAGATGAGCGCATATGTCCTTTGGAGCGTTCCCAAAGTGATATTATAGCTCTCTCTGACCATGACAGAAAGTCCTGTGCGGGGTTCCGTCACGATGGAGATGTCTCCCGGTATGGGCACTCCCGTTGGCACCTCAGGGACTCGGGCCGCGATGAGCAGCGCTTCCTGTTGGGCGAAGAATCCGCCGAGGGTGATGCTGTTGGAAGGGATGGCGCTGTACTGGTTCACATCGAACCCAGCAACTTTGCCAATCCCACCGCCACGAACGACATCGCCTGTGATCTGGGGATTCGCCACGACGGTCGTGTCATTCAAGAGCGCACCGTAGAACAGAGGCGCCAGAACGCAGTAGCGACCGTTGACGGGAGAGTTCAGCCCGTTGAGCACTGCACCTGCAGACACCACCGAGCGATAGTTAAACGCGGTGGAAGCAACTGTGAGCGCGTTGGTGTAGCTGGCGGAAGTAACAAGCGCGAGCAAGTCACCCACCATCTGCAATCCGATCGCGTGAGCGGCCGCACCTGCGAAACGCTCGATCAAGTTCACGTTCGAGCTGGTGCGTTCCTGATCGTCCACCGAGTAGGAAACGTGCTTGAACTTATCCAACGTGATCGACACGTCGGTCTGTGTGACAGCAGAGGCCGCGTAGCCGGTGGCTTGGCTGTAGCTTTGAGCCGTCAGCGCGCTGAGGCGTGACGTGAAGACAGAGGCGCCGAACTTGGCTGCCTCGTCCGAAAAATCAGTTACTCCTGAGCGGAGGAAGCTGTAATCGGCGACGAGGATTTCTAACGCCCTCTGCGCGATTACGTTTGCATTGGTTGTTCCGAGTGTATTGGCCATGGTGGTTTTTTCCTTTTTTCTTTAGGTCTTAGAGACCTAACTTGCGGAGAAGCGCGACTCGTTTTGAGCCGTCCTTTTCCTGGTTGAATTTTGTTAGGATCTCACCGCGGCCAACCGGCTGGGCGGATTCAGCGGGGATCGGTTCCGCACCTGCAGAATCGGTCTTCGCTTTTTCTAGAGTGATGACGTTTTTTTGATCGATGACGGCGGCCATGTCGTAGCCTTCTTTTTTGGTCATATCCATGGCGGGCTCTTCGCTCACGTCCGAGACAACATCCGCCTTCATCAAGGCGAGGACTTCGGTGAGCATGGCGGCGATATCCACCAGGGTGGGCTCGGCGGCTTTGGTTTCGACGGGCGCGTCAGGCGTGGCGGCGGGCACTTCTGCCAAGGCGGCGACGACGGGCGCGACTTCGGGGGTGGAGATGATTTCGACCACGGGGGCCGCTTCAATTTTTTCGACTACTGGTGTTTCGATCATTTGTAGATTTTTGATGTCAACTGCGGTGAAGGCAGAAAACATCCCGGCGGGATTGGCGGCGGGCGTGGAAACGACCGAGATGTCGTAGATCTCTGAGACGCGGGCGTACCGATTGCCACCCACCTCGGCGGGTACTCCGCTGAACGTGAGGGACAGACCAAAGCCTTCGGGTAGTTCCTTGGCGAGCTGCTGGACGAACTGGGCTTGAGTGGTGCTAAAGAGAGTGAGATCGCCCATGAGACGGTCGCCTTTGATGACGAAGCTGTCGATGTAGCCGAGGATGCCGTCTACCTGGGCGCCGTGGCCCATGGTCACCTTGATCCGCTTCATCGTTTGTGCAACGGCGAGCGCTTGTTCGAGGGAGGTTTGGTCGATGAGTAGGTCGTGGCCTTTAGCCTCGCCTACAGTTAAGATTGAAACGGACGGGAGTTTGTTGGCCATGCCCGCGCACGGCGTGTCAAATTAGTTTCGGGTGAGGACGGGGTCTGGAAAGACTGGCTGGTAGGCGGCGGGCTGTCCGGGTTCTGGCGGGGTGTGTAGATCCTCCATGGCCTTACGGATACAATAAGCAAGATTCTCGGCCCCCTCTTTTTTCTTCATATTGAGGGTTTGATTATTCAAACCGCCTAGCATTAGTTCGACGTACCATTTACCAAAAGCTCGGATGCATTTGTAAAGGATGGCAAGTGATGCGCAGATAAAAAATCCACCCATAACTGGGCTATTCACCTGGAGCATCATAACAAATCCAAAAAGGATTCCAAAGCCGCTAAGGAACATCCACATGATGCGTCCGACCATGCCAGTAGTATCTTCAGCGCATCGGACGCCCTGTAGATTGGCGATGGGGAAGGTCTGGTTATAGGGCGGCCCCAGGATAATAAGCTGACGGGTGACCATAACGGTGCCGTCGTTATAGTATTGGGTGGGGGCCGCAGGCTGTGGCTCGGGTGCGTCAATAGGATCAAAGGATATCCGGCTCACCCTTTAAGCCTGCTCCCACTGCAGGCTGTAGCAACTACTTTTTTCGGCTAGCTCTTCAGCAAATCACCGTCGGCTTCGCGGTAGCTTTTCTTTACCTCGCCCCCGCCTGCCATTGTAAGAAATTTATTTACCCTGGCGATGGCCCAAGCTGTTCGGCTGTTGGGTCTGCCACCGCCGATGGTGGGCCGGTAGCTGGTGGAGAAAGCACCCGCGCCCCTGCGGAAAACCTTTTTTAAGGTGCCAAGGGAAGGGGCGTTTCGGGTGGGGTGGTTTTTCTTAAACTCGGCTATTTTGTTTTTCAAGGTTTGCTCGACCGCCTCGCTGATCTCGATGTCCCCTGCTTTAGATCTAGTAGAAGCTGTGCCTGCAGGATTCACGTCGCTGCCTTTCTTGCGTTCGCTGGCGGGCGCTGGCGTTTGGCTGGCCGACTTGGGCCCTGGCCGCGCCGCCATCTCACGGGCGATCCTGCGCATCTGTACCGACGCCCAGCTCTGGGCAGGATCTCCGCCCCATAGCGCCCAGGCGATCCGGCCCGCTGAGGGAAAGCCTGGCTCACCGGGGTTAAAGCCCTCGCCTTTTTTGTCGACTTCATGCCTAGCTAGGAATGAGCTGATGCGAGCGATGGTTTCGTCTGGAAAGTCTACGTTGTTAATGATGTCCCGCGCCCTAGCCACTCCCACCTCAGTGCCGCCACGGTTGTATTCTCGGCGCCACGCTAGCCCCTTCTTAGCCTCGGCAATCATGCCGGCCGTAGGTTTAGCTAGTTCTGTTTTTTCTTTTTTTTTAAGCCCGAGCGCGTTGATAATCATTTCCAGTTCTTTGTCGCTCAAGTTAAAATCGGGTGCGTCGTCGGGCATGATAAAGGATGGGGCTGGCGCCTGCATCTCCTCGGGCACGCTGTTGGGGCCGGGCTTAACCTCGTTCGGATCGGTGATGATATCGGTAGGGGTGGTGGTATCGGTGGCAGTAGCGTCGTCCTTCGGTTCTTCTGGGATCGGCGCTTCGTCTGGGGCGGATTCGATCGGGGCTTCTGTAGGAGCAAGTGAAGCAGATGGAGTTCCTTGGGCTATTTTCGCGGCGTCTTCTTTGTTTAAACCAAACACGGTGACCAGAATAACCTCAGCCTGTCCTGCTGTAATTTGTCCGCTTCCAAGTGATTGTAAAATTGCGGTAAGAGACTGAGCGCCACCCACACCAATTTTAGTGATGAGAGGTTCGGCTGCGACTTCCACGCCTCCGCTCATGTATGTTTTTTCAACTTTAATCTGATTCACTTGCTCGACCCAATCCTCCCCTAATTCTCCGTGGTACGTTTGTAGGCTTATCAGGCCCGCCTTATAAGATTCCCGTGCCTGCATTTCCTCGCGACCTGCGTCCACGGTTAAAGACTTCGGAGTCTGCCAGGATACTTTCCGATAATCTTCTGCGGGCGGTAGATCCCCATTAGCGATCGCCCGGCCGATAAAGTACGCCCATGACCTGTTGCAGAATCGATCAACTAAAAGGCGTTGGCGTTGTTCAAATCTGCGCTGTGCCTTGGCCACGATGAATCGCATACCTGCCCCACCAACTGAAGCTGGATCGTAAACAAACTCGATCGGTAGACCTAATCCCATAGCAACGTCGCGGATAAGGAATTTTGCGAAAGGCTCAAATCCGTTATTGGGCCGGTTGGGTGCGACCATCTCGATCTTCTCCCCAGGGGCGAGTCGCGGGATGGTAGCAGAGCTGGTGATCTGTTCGCGGGCGATGCTGTTGTCGCCCGTATCTACGGGTTGGATGTTGCCAAAGAATCCGCCGCTGTTGGCGAGGGCGTCGCCTTCGTTAGACGTGATGACGGCGGCGATCGATCCCTGCAACTTGAGCGCGTCTTTTTCAAACTCGCCCAGGAGCTTTAGATCACGTACGTGATTCAAGGCGCGGGCTAGATTAGATCCGCCACGGATCTGATCGGGCCGTTCCATTTCCATTAAGTGAATTACAAGATCGGCGTTTATCTTTCGGTAGGTATCGCCGAGCTCGAGCAGGTAGGCGGTAGGCTCGCCCATCTTGCCGAGGAAAACGCCGTCGGTGGATTCGTAGTTATCACCCTCGCAAACTCTGTGACCTTCAACGACTTGTAATTTTCCTTTATCGGTCATTATTACAAAGACATCGCCGTCCACGTCGATCGATCGGCTGAGTGCTAGAAGCAGATCTGTCCAAGTCATCCGGCCGGTGACTTCTGGATTAGGTGCCACTACGTCACGCCAGTACTGCTCGGCCAGCTTGCCGAACTCTGTATCGGTGCCGCGATACTGAGGCCGGAGTCCAGGGCCGACGGAGTAGGCGGCGATTGAATCGACGGCGCCTTTAATCAGGCCGACGTTTCGGTACATGTGCCGAGCAAGTTTAAGAAGTTCCGTTCTTGTCCATTCGCTTAAATCCAGTGACGAATCGCGAGCGTGTGCACCGTAGATGACTGGGCGTTTGCGGGAGAATCCTGCCGCCTCGTAAGGCTGGAACGTACTGATGCCAGACCCGAATCCAGCACTGAAGCTTTTTATGCCTGCGCCTAACCGACGAACGAGGGAGACGCTGGCCATATTAGCTGTCGATCAGGGAGCTGAAGTCCGCTGTGGTTCGGGTAAGGGTAATGCCGCCCAGGTAATCGATGGCGCTTTGAAAGAGTTCGACGCGGTCGGTGGGCTTGAGATCGATCTGGAAGCTGGCGGATTGGCCACCGGCTGAAGATCCTACCAACGCCCGGCCGGAGGCGGCGCCTGTCATGGCGGTGTTGCGGTCCGCTGCGAGCGATACCAGGGCGGAAGCAGTCACCCCGCTGGCTTGAGCCAAGTAATCGGTGGCGACTGCCCGTATCAATCTGCGGGAAAGGGCGGCCATTCTCCCTAGCAGTTTGTCAACGTACCCAATTAAGTTTCTAAAAATCATGCTGGTACGGGTACGGGCTGGGCAGGAAGAGGCTCAGCGTCGCGGATCATTGTCTCGATCATGATGAGGGACATTTTTTCGGTATCTCCAAGGTGGTTCCCGCCTACGACTTCCCACGCAAGTTCTTTATGGCCAAATTTCATTCGACGTTCGACCAGCCGTTCTGCGGTGAGCTGAGCGATGTAGTCGCGTCCAGTATTCCGAGGGAGCCACCAATCCTTTGTGTCGCGGTCTTTAATCTTGTTGATGTAGAGACGTTCTTTCCAGACGTTGTCGTCGTACTGAACCAATCTCACCGCCCGGCCGCGGTGCTCGATCACCTGGCGGATGACGCTGGCGCGCATACCCGTAGACGCTCCCCTGCCTTTAGATGCCCAGAATTTTCCTCCTGAGTTTAAGACAAACTCGTACACACCCCCGGTACGGCGGGCGGCATATCCAGAATCCACTAGGCCGCCATGGCACTGGATAAGTTTACCTGGGCAATCTTTAACGGGATATTTTTCGTTAAACTTGGCCAAGATCGCATCCCAACCAACGCAGGATCCGTAGTCGACCATGGCCGACCATCTCTTGCCGTTGACTATTCCTGAGGCGCGAATAAGCCACCAGAGTTCTGTTTGCTGTACGTCCACCGTCATAAACATGGCGTCGGGTTCCCTTGGAATTTCGCCGATAATATATTCGGGTGAGCTGGTGATGACGTCGTCGACGTTACTTGCTTTAACCGTGGTGGCAGATGGGGACCACGGCCGTG